CTCTGCAGTTACACCACCATCATATACACCACCATCATATACACCATCTGCATATACACCATCTGCATATACACCATCTGCATATACACCATCTGCATATACACCATCTGCAGTTACACCATCTGCATATACACCATCATCATATACACCATCAGCAGTTACACCATCAGCAGTTACACCATCTACATATACACCACCATCATATACACCATCATCATATACACCATCAGCAGTTACACCATCATCATATACACCATCATCATATACACCGCCAGCAGTTACACCATCAGCAGTTACACCATCAGCAGTTACACCATCAGCAGTTACACCATCAGCAGTTACACCATCAGCAGTTACACCATCAGCAGTTACACCATCTGCAGTTACACCATCTGCAGTTACACCATCTGCGGTAGTGGTAACAGCTGATAGTTTTAAAGAGTATATGAACCAAAAATATTTAAAATATAAAGAAAAATATTTACAATTAAAATAATAATTATACGTTTTTAAATGTATTAAAATAATCTAAAAGTTTACTTAATTTATTAGCAACTTTATATTTAATCAAACCATATTTATTTACTAATAAATGTAGTAATTTTTTAACTTGTGGTTTTTTTAATTTTAATTTATCATCATCAATATCTGTATGATATGAATCAATAAAATATTGTTTTGCACTTTTGTAATCTATTTCACTTTTAAGAAATGATATAGTATCATCTATATTTTTATTATTATTAATGTAATGATTATATATTTCTTTTGGTTGTAACTCTGATAAGCTCGTACAATAATCACAACCAAATAATATACATAATTCAATAAATTCTTCATATGTTAAATCTAATTTTTGAAGAATTTCATCTAATTCTATTTCAATTGGTGCTTTTTTATTTGATGTAAGATTACGAATAATTTTAGGTGAACCAAATGTTAATATATCCATATCTTCAGTTAATACTGCATATACTAAATTATTCTTACATAAATAAGATAGTTCTGAATCAGCTTCTTCTGGTGCATCAATATATGGAATACCCATTAATTCTAATAATTCACGACATTGATCTGTTTGTTCTTTAGTTATACAAACTGTTCTTTTAAAATATTTAATCTTTTCTTCTTCAGTGGTTGCTTCTATCATCTTTTCATATGATTTATTTCTTATATTTCTACGAGTATCTAATACTTTTCTTTTAAGATCTGGTGGTTTTCCATCAAATACAAAAACTGGTATTATTCCTTTCTCAAGAAAATTAATTGTTTTATTAAAAAGGCCTAAAATGTGTGATGTAATATCACCATTACTATTTGTGAGATCTGATCCCGAATTTCTGATTGCAATTACAACTTGATACATTAATATTGAAATATCAATTGCAATTTTTTTCCCATAAAATGATTCAATCTTTTTTTCTTTGATTAAATCGGGATAATTTGATAAAAATTTTAATAAATTCTTTATACCCATAAGTGGTTAAATATATAACAAAATATGTCTTTAATAAATTTATTATCAACTTTTTTAATTTAATTTAAATTTTTTTCACTACTATTATAATGAGATTCGATATTATATATCCTATGCAAGAAACTATATATGGTGATAGTATGAAAGAAGCTATTAAAAACTATATTAAAATAAATAAAGCTCTTCGTATTAGAGAAATGATTTTTACAGATCAAAAAAATCATATGAAAGCACAAATGAGCTACTACAAACATGATATTCGTAATAAAGTTGGTATTGATTTCTATCCAGTACCAACAACATATATCAATTCATTAAATGTTGGTTTAATGCCAACACAAATACCATTACAATTTATACCATCCGTTGTTAATATTCCAAATAACTTATAATTTGATTCTGTAGCAACTTAATTTTTTTTACAATATCTTATAATATTGTGTATTTTTTAATTATTCTTGTAATGGTTTTAATTTTCTCATAGCATTCTGTAAATCGCTAATAGATGGAATAAGACGAGGTTGACTTGGTAGTTGCATTTGTACTGGTATACGTATCGGTTCTTCTGTTTTAATAGTTTCTTTTTTAATTATTTCTGGTTTAATTTCTTTTTTTTTATTATCAATAAAATCAATATCAAGTTGCTCGGGTTGTTCATTGTATTTAATTTGATATAATTGTGATGATAATCCTATTTTAATAATATTATTATCATTTCTTATCCAAACATAACTAATTTTAACAATCATTTCAATCATTCCATTAATTTTAAGATCTTCAAGTTTCATATTATTATCGGTCGAAGATGTTATTTTTAATTTATCTGGTAGATTGACTTTAATAAATTGTATCATATTTTTTTTACTAAGTAGGCTGGAGAATTCAAATTCAATATTTTTATTCTTAAAATGTTCTATCATATTATCTTCAAATTGTTTGATATACTTTATAAAATTATTAGTTTTTTCCCAATTAGGATAAATAGGTACTTTAATTTGATTATATTTATGATTAGCAAGACTGTATATTAATCGCGTACTTGGTACACGAATATATATTTCTTTTGGTTGATCGATATCAGTTTTGTAATAGATATAATGTTTACTGTTATTTTCATCAGATTTAATTTTTTTACCAATAATAATATTATTGAAATCAATATCATTATTATTACAATCTATTAGCATATAACTCATATTTTATAGTATTGTTATTATGAATTAATTTAGTTTAATTTCAATATTTATAATTAAAAAGAAAATAATATTTTCTTTTTAATTATAATGAATAATTTATGTTATATTATTAGTAATATAGATTTAATGACTACATCAAAATTTATTTTAAAAAAATTAACGGAAAATAGTACTGTTCAAACGGAAATTATAAAATTAAAAGATATTAGTGCTAGTCTTATGGAGGTAGCTTTAAAAGGTACCACCGCACTCTCAATTAGCACTCTCACAAATATTAAGAGTTCATCAACTCTAGATGTTTTAAGTCTCGCAATAAATAATTTATTAAATCATATTCAAAGTATAAATATATCGGCTTATAATCCGTCACAATTTATAAAGTTAGCATGTATATCTGCTTGTACAAAAACTTTTAAATTATTACTTGATGGTACAAAATCTAAATTAACGAGTGACACGGACTTTTTAATTGCAGTAACAAATTTGTGTTCAGAAACTGTACATATTTATAATAGTATGATTGATATGATTAATAATTTAGGTACTGCACCTGTAAACTTTACGAATATTACCGATGTTGTTAATAATATTATCACAATAGTTAATAATACTAAAACTAATTTTATTAAATATAATATAAATCATTATTCAGATGGTATGAAATATGGATTAATTCATAATATGTTTTTAGATTATTATAATTATGATTCAAATGATGTATCAAATATAATGTTATATAATGATATAGAAATAGATGATAATAAAAAAATAAAAATTTTTAACAGTAAAGTTACTAATGAGGACAACTATAGTGATTTATATACAAATGATAAAGGAGCTTTATTTATTTCACAAGTTAGTTTAATTGATAAAATTACTAATAAAACTGACACTATGGTTCGATTTAAAGCAAGAATGTTTTTATATATAAAAAATATTATTATAATTCATAGTATGTGTAATCCAACTAAACCAATAATTTTTTCATTAAGTTTTGCTGGACATACTATATCTTTAATATATGTTAATGGAAAATTGGGTATGCTTAATTCAGGTGCTGGTGTTGAATATCAATCACCTGTAAAAGGTATAATAGAATATATGTGTAATGGTATGATTATATTTAGTGATATTAACCAATACAACACCACAATACCACCTGATTATGATACTACATCGTTTATTACTACTGCTGTTCCTGCTTATGACCCAGCAAATAGAAATACACGGTTCATGGTAAAAATTGCCGAATATTTATCAGAACTATTATTATTTACAAGATTATATGAAGAAAATAAAACCTTAAATGAAAAACCAGAAGATGTTCATATATATTATCAAAGGTTTTTTGCAAGAATGTGTGGAATAAATAAAGATTTAAATATTGATGATGCAAGAAATTTTTTTTTAGAGAATTCTACTAATGTGTCTCAAATAGTACAAATACCTTTACAACTTTCATCTTCTTGTTCCTTAACAAGTTCAATCTATTGGACACTCATAAATGATCAAAATGTTACTACTTGTCTTACAACTTATTATGAAAAAATTATGACATTTTATGATGAACTGCTTAATAATAGTTTTAAATTAGAACTATTAAAGGAAACATTATCAATTCATCCTACATTTCCAAATAATAATAATATTTATTATTTAATGAAAGAAAAATTATTAAAGTTTAATGAATTTTTTAACTCAAAAAATCGTACGTGTACAACTTTAATTAATAGAATTGATGATATTGAGTGCTCAAAATTACCATATAACAGAAATACTACTAATTTTATAAATAGTAATCTTATTAATTATACTGTTGCTAGTACCCCTATTATACCTGCCAATGAATCATTTATTGATATTGAGACAGCATATAATAATTTATATATTATGACTATTAATAGTTTTGATCAATTTAAAAATTTTATTAAAAAATTAAAAATCTTTTTAAATAATCTTATTAAAAATGGTATGAATTATAGAGGAACTACAATGTTATTATTTATTAATATAACAAAAAAAATATATAATTTTATGAATATGCAAAATAGTAAACCACATTTTGATGATTTTGACCTCACAAGTTTGGCTCCCATTACTGGTATTGTTAAACTAGATGGTACATTAGATTTTTCTAATCAAAGACGAGATTTAATGACTTTAATATTTGCCGATAATTCGGCGGGCGATAGATCAATCTTATTTTGTCTTAATGAATGTATTTCAAAACTAAAATTTGATAAAAATGATTATAATGATATTGAAAACAGTATGAGTTTTGAATTTAGGATTATTTATTACATATTATTTAGTTCAATTATGTTTACTATGCCAGTACATAATAATGAATTAAATACAATATTACCACGATTAAATAATGTATTTGATCTTCAAAATAAAGATTTTATTATTCATTATCAAAAATTTTTACAATTATATAATAATGGGCTTTATACAAAATTAGAAAAAACATCGGTAAATTACGACCCTATTACAAACTTATCATTAAATAATAATAAAAAAATTATTAGATCTGTAACAGAACAAATGATAGATTCAAGTATAGTAATTAGGAATACTTATAATTGGTTTCCAGCTGAAACAATTGAAAATTGGTTTCCGAGCAGCGGAATAACAAATAATAAAACGTGTAGTACTTATATTATTGAATTAATGTCATTTTATTTAGTTGATTATGATGTGAGTTATAGTAATCAAACAATTGCAAAAGATGAAACATGTAATCCTGGTTATAATTCTCTTATACATAAACCAATTTATCCAAGTTCCAGAATTGATTCTTTAGCTATAAATTATTCATATTTAAATAAAATCGCAGATTTTATTAATAAATTTAATCAGAATCCATATAATATCATTGATATTGATATTGATATAAATTATAAATATTTAATTCGAAATATAGATCCTAATAATTTAAATATATTTAAATTCAGGGATGAAACTATAAATATTATAAATAATTATATAGCTAATTGTAAGAAACCTAATTGTATTAATGATGACAAAAATTACATTATACCACTTAAAAATTTTTTAAATATTTGTATAATTAATTATTTAGTGAATATAGTACCAGCACCACCACTCGCAGCACTATCTTATACAACTAGAATTAATGCTCATTTAATGAATCTTGTTGCTGCAAATAATGCCCATGAAGATTATGATAAACTGTTTTTATTATCAAAAATAATATTAAATAATTTTACTATTGATATCGAAAATAATAAGATAATAGAAATTTATAATAAATATAATTTTTGTCCATTATCAGATTCAACTAGTAAAATAGATATACAGAAATTAAATAATTCATTTAATCAATCTGATAAAAATGTTATTAATTCATTATTATATAGAATATTTTATTTATGGGATAAAGATGGAACTAAAATTGATGTTTTATATAATAATGAGAAACTTACTCAAAATTTTTATTTCAAATTGTCTACAATAACACAAAATATTTATCATGAAATTGATTATAATGATTTATCAAAAACTATTATTTTTAAGAGAAATACTAATTATTATTTTGATAATAAAGACTATATATTAGTTTATAATCCTGTTACTATAAATTATACAACTGGTGTGGCTTTAGATACGTCATATGATGATTTTATTACAAACAAATTATATAATAAATTATATGGTGAATCAAAGGACAAATTTTTAAGAAAATTAAAATATGTAAATAATTTATTATTTTATTGTGATCCAAATACACCACCTCGATTATTATGTTTTAAAGTAACACCTTTTTCAGTCCCATTACTCCCAGTTGACAATTATATTTATTTTATTGGTGATAGAGTTAATAATTCAAAATGGATTATTATAAAAAAACCAGCACCTGTTGCACTAGCACCCCCACTAGCACCTGTTGCACCAACATATGATTCTATTATTAGAAATATTAAATGTAAAAACTTAATTGATATTCCATACTATTACAATAATTATGACTATATAATAAAAAAAGATCAATCTAATATTATTATTAATCATGCAAATGATACTAATACAAACATAACAATTAAATTAACAAAATATTATAGTTTAGATATTAATATTAATAATTTTATAATAAATACTACAAATATAATTAAACAAATGCCTAGTGCTAGTATGCCTAGTGCTAATATGCCTAGAGAAACTAATATATTAAAAAATATTGCAGATGCAACTCATAACAACTTATATAAGTTTATATTATCTATAGAAAATCCTTTAAATATAATATCATGGGTAGAAAATACTTGTACATATTATTATTTGGTAACATATCAAATATTATTTAGTTTTGATACAACTAATATAATAATAAATTATCAAGATAAAGAATATAATAATGTTAATCTAACTCCAGATGATAATTTTATTGTAGATCCCTATTCTTTAACAGCAACTAATTCAGAAAATTTAATATTATTTTCATTTGGTAGATATGATGATGATAATATATTAAAGCCTATTTTTAAATTTAGCCCTGATTATACATGGTATGAAAATATATCTTTTAAGGCCAAAAAGGAAGAAGAAATTGAAAAAAGAAATTATTTGTCATATGTTAAACCTTGTCAACGATTATATTTAAATGAAATTCATACATCAAAATTATTTATAAAATTTAATGATTTAGAAAATATATTATTTTACATATATTCATATTTTAAATATAATAATTCATTTATTATTTTCAATGTGTTAAATACTGCAATAAAATTATTGATGAATAAAATGAATGATAATTATGATATGCCAATAAAAAATAATATGATAGATGATATAAAATATATGGATAAATATAATATAATTAAATTATTAATAAAATTAGCTAGTTACAATTTTCTAAATCCAGAAATTTTAACTGTAAATACAATATTAATTTCAGTATATACTAATAGTGAGATACATAAATCAATTAATAATTATTTTAAAATAGTTTTTAATAAAGAATATAATTTAGTTTTTAATAATGTATTTTTTAAAGTTATATCAGATAAAACAAAATCAGAATATAAAAATTATATTAACGATGTTAATATAAGTTATAAACCCGTATATTATGATGTATATAATAAATTATATATACGAGGAAAACCAATAATAAATGAAAACGACACATATGATGGATTATTTCCAAATTCACCTAGTGTTTATTTTAATGATTTATCGATAGATGATTTATCAAATGATATTAATAGTATTATAAATCCAATAATTTATAAGAAAAATACTATGGAAATATTGATGGATTTTAACTCTGATCCAGATAAAAAGCTTTTATATGATAATATTAATAAATATTTTTATAATTTTGAGATACCTATTCTTGGTGGCCAAAGATATGTACTTACGTTAGTTCCTGATTTTGCGGATCCTATTTTTCATGTACAAAAATTAGGATCTAATGTTGATATAAGTTTTAATATTAATGGTGGAATATTTAATGATTTTAGTTTTGATAATATGATTGTTAATAGTCAACTTATTAGTGATTATTATTTATATGGTGGTGGAAAAGATAATACAATTCCACTTTTAACTGGTTTTGGTAGTATGCCAGATAGAAGTTTAGATTATTTTACAACGACATCCGATAATATATCAACCGAATTTAAAAAATTAGCAGATGCAGTTGGATATGAAATATGTAATGAAAATATTAAACAAAGACAAAAAGATTTATTTACTATGTATCTATTAAATAATACTTGGAGTCATGTAAATTCCTTTATTGATAATGATGGTGAAGATATATTTAAAACTGAATATGTAGCATATAAATCAGATTTAAATAATGATATTTATAAAGATCTAACTAATGATTTTAAAATTAATAGTGACTATGAAAATAATAATATTATTACTATGTTTAACAGTCTAAACAAGCCTCCAACTAAACAAACTAAAAATAACAGCGAATACAAAGAAATTGATGAATATTTAAATAATGAAACTTTTATTGTAAATACTGATATTATCGTAAATCATTATAAAACATTAAAAATTAATTGTATTACTAAAATTAATATTGAAAAACCAATTATAAATCAAATAAAATATATAATGGATATAAAAAAATATTTTGTTGATAAATTTGATGATAACAAAAAGTTTATTTATTATGTAACTTTACTTAATAATATTAAATATTTGCTTAATGGAATTTTAGATAATAAAACAAATTATGATATATTCCAAGATATATTTCCACTTTTACAAAATTTACCATTTGGTAAAAAAATACAGTATTTATCAAAAAATAAATGTTTTGAAATAGTTGATTCAAAAATACAAAATAAGTTAAGATACTTCATTGAATTTACATTTGGCATTATAACTGATAATCAAATTAATACGATTAATAATATAATATTAAATTTTGATAATAAAGCTGATTCACCATTTGATTTACATCAATTGATTATGGGTGCTGGTAAAACAGCTGTTATTACACCATATTTAGCATTGCATTATGCTAGTATGAATAAAAAATTTATGATTGTAACTTTAAATACACTAATAAAAACTACATTTGATAATATATTAGAAAAAAGTAGTTTATTATTTAATACTATAGATATTTTTAGATTAGAATTTCAACCAACTAAAGAAAATAGTATTGACAATATAAAACCATATAATGTTTTTACAAGTGATTTGAAACTTAAAAATGGTGTTTATATTATTAATGATTTAAATTATAAAGTTAGTATATTAAATCATGAAAAACATCGATTTTTAAAAGAATCAACTAGTATTTCTAATCGATATACTTCTGAAATGATGGCTAGAGAAAAAATAATAGATATTTATCAAGAATATAAGAAAACAAAAATAATTATGGATGAAGTTGATGATATTTTAGATGTTGTAAAATCAGAATTAAATTATCCAAAATCATATCAAAATGATAATATTAATGGTAAAATAAATAATAACATTGTAGATTTTTTATTTGATATATCAAACAAAATTTTTACTAGAGAAATGAATCAATATATAGATTATGAAAATAATATGGTTAAAATAAAAGATTCTGAATATTATTTAAAAGCTTTTAAAAATGAAGATATAAAATTATCTACAAGTACTGATTATAATGATAATAACGAGAAATACAATATATTAACTACTACAATTGAGCAAATTAAAGATTTAGTATTATCAAAAGATTATGGATTAGGTATTTCCACTGATGATGAAATATCTAATTTTCCAAAATCAGAATATTTTGCAATACCATATGATGCATTACAAAAACCTGCTTATGGTTCAGAATTTAGTAGTATTTATATCACATTAATGTTAACATGTTTAGTATATTTAAAAAAGGGTATATCGGTTAAATCAATTATACAATTGATTAATTCTATATATGAAGAATATATGTCATTAAAGCAAGAACAACAAAATAATAGAATAATAGATAATATAATAGATAATGAAATAACCAAACTTGAACAATTATACATTAATATCAAACAAAATATAACAATTATTAAATTACCAGATCATATTATTAACATACCAGAATTCTTGATTGATATTAATCCTAAAGATTATACAAATATTTATATATTTAATGATTATGAAACCACAAAAGATGTTATTACATTAAAAATATTTAAATTATATTTTAAATTAATTATTCGTATTCATATTAAATTACCAGATGCAAATTATAATTTATCATCAAATGATATTGTACAACGGAATATTGTATCTAAATTAGCAGGATATACAGGAACATTATATTTAAATAATGTTATTAATATTAAGTATCATGTTAAAAATCAAGATAAAAATATTAAATATTTATTTAATCCAATAGCGAGTAATATTGTAAACGGTGAAATTTATGCATCATTACTTGGTAAAAAAATTAATACAAATATAAGTTATAGTCATATTAATATGTATAATAAAAATATAATTAATACTATTTTAGATAAACTTGTTAATGGAAATTATAAAGCATTTATAGATGTTGGGTCATATTTTACTGAAAAAGGAAATAAAGAAATAGCAATTTTATGGGCTAATAAACTCAGTATTGCAAATCAAACTAACAAATATGTTTTATATTTAGATAATAAAGATGAAAAATATGTTATACCAACAAATGATGTAAATAAAAATATTAAATACGATAAAATTAATCACGATAGAGAAAAGTTGTATATTTATTTTGATCAAGCACATATTACAGGTATTGATATTTCATTACCAGAAAACAGTAGTACTAAAGCTTTAGTTTCAGTATCTGAAAAAACGAGTCTTAGAGACTTGGCCCAAGGTTCATATAGATTAAGAAAAATAAAATCCGGACAACAATTTGATATAATTATT